CTCTACATCATCATTAGCCGTCATCATAATATATACTTGCTCAGTTACATACTTACCTAGCTCATACATTGCTAGTAAGAATAATAGTCTTAATATTTGTTTAGTCATCGTCTGCCTCCTCAACATTAATCCCAACTATATAACCTTTGTTCAATACAAGTTCTCTGCCATAATCTTTTTCTATCGTTAAATAGTCATCATCATTTCTAAAATCATCCAAAACAAATGCTATTTCGTTAAATAATTCATCTTCATGTAATATCAAACTACTACCGTCATGTAATAAAATTCTCAGCCGATTCATTTCCCACACTCCCTTATATTTTCAAACAACTGACCTAATTTAATAACTGCATCTCTTTTAACTTGCGTCTCGTACTTCTCTTTCGCTTCTTCTTTACTCTCTGCCTCAACAACTGTAAATGTCTGATTATCTCTAGCAGCAGTAAAATGTTCATGTGGTTGTCCTGTTGAATCTTTGAATGTTGTGACTAAGTATTGCGTCACTTCTTATCGCTCCTTTGAATGATTCTAAGTTTTTCTACGAATAAAAGTATTAGTAAAACACTCAATGTAGCCAACATATTTTGTTGCTTTGCAAATTCTACTAGAACGATTAAGACCAATAACATGCCAATTCTGCATGTAAATAAATCTAATTCTTTGTACAAAACCATATATCTGTTGAGTAAATTGTTAAATATTACTATGAATACAAATATTAGAACTAATGTAATGATGTAATTCACTTCCCCAAAACCTCCTTGACTCGATCTAAGATGTCTTTACACGTATCCTTTTCCTGCGTCTGCTGTTCCATCTTGTCTTTCGTGGTTCCTTTTCATTTTCTTTTTGTATGCGTCAATGAGTTGGTCGATAGAATAGTAAGTATTGGCGTACAAAAACGGCATTATTAAAACTTGTACAATGCTATTATCAATACCTTTTACAAATTGTTCTGTTAGTGTATGCATTACATGAACAAAATAAACTGAATGTAGTTTAGGTAAAGTAACTTCATTTTCAATCAAATCAACCATAACCTCAGTAGTTTCTTCCAAATCTTCTTCATCAACAATAGTCAAAGTTAATTGCAAACTGAAAGCTAAGTAATCAGCAATCTCATCTAATTGTGTATCTAGTGGCTTACCTGGTTGTTTCTTCCAATTTTTAAAAAACTCAAGTGTGTTAATCCACTCTACAAATTCAATAATCATACTAGCTACTGTGTCATTTAAATTTCTAGTTGGTATTCTATCGTCGAACTCCTTTTGTATTTGTAATAACTCTTGTAACTGATCAATTGTTAATGTGTTAGTCATTTTCCTGTTCCTCCTCATATTTATAGACAACTTGACCCGTCATAATCCCTACTGCTTCATCAAGATAAATATCTTCTTTGAGTGCATCTTGCATAGCATTAGGTAAACCCTCAAGTATTTCATCAAACGCTTGTGCTTTCTTATACACGTCCTCAATCTCTTTTAGCAATCCCTCTGTATCATTCCCGTTATACGCACTAGCACTTATAACGGACTATTCAATTTGTTCGCGGTTATTCATTAGTGTCTTCCTCCATTTGATCTAAAAATTCGTAGAACTCATTTGTTCCGTCTAGTTTGTCCATTCGGCACAATATAACACTTAAGTTGATTTCAGCTCTTCTATATATAGCTACTTCCTTGTTCGCTCTGCTCTCAATCTGTAGTTCGCTAAGTCTAAAACGGTAAAATTCGTATCTTCCAAACAATTCATTTTTGACTGTGCGCCACATGTTCTCCAGATCTTTGTTGCGCTCTCTTAACTTAGCTATATCTCCAATAAGCTCATCACGTTGCTTCTTGTACTCTTCACGATCTTTTAATGCTTTGTGAAGTTTATCTAATAACTTGTTAAAGTTAGTACAAAGATTTTTATATTGTTCATCTGATAAGGTGAACGTCATCTCATAACCTCCAATAGCATCTCATTTTCAAAAATATTTCCAACAATTTCAATAATATCGTCATTTTCACTTAGTAATTCAGTTACATTGCTAAAAGTTATATAAAAGGCTCCTTCTTTAAACTTGATAAAACTTACTTCTCTCGAATAACAATCTTGAACAATATCCCCTTCATAAATCTCCACACCGTGCACATCTTTAAATCCTGTGTATTGTAATAGTTTTACTTCATTGAAACTTTTATAACCTGTTGAAATCAAAATGTACCCACTATTAAAATCGATTTCGTCAATAATACTCATAACTTTTTTATCTTTATCCCAAGCTTTAAATTTCAACATCATACTAGCAACTCCCCATCTTTCCAAATCAATGTCATCGTCATGTCATCGTTTAAGATATAGAATGCTTTAGTAGGAAAAATATTGTCGTCTTCAAAACGTTCGTTCAAACTGATACCTTTGTGTAATGCGGATTTATAGACTCCTTCTTGAATCTCATATACCTCTAACAACCTATCAAACTTAGTCTCTTCCGTTACTTCTTTTTCAATATCAACTATGAAGGGGATATCAATTGGAATAAAACTTGACGTCGAACACTTATTTGTATTTGGATGAAAACGAACGAATCCATCACTAAATCCTGTTGAAAAAAATATTTTTCCTTGTGATAGATCCGGATTTTCTCGCGCCCATTTAATTAATTCATCTAATCTCATTTCTTTTTTAACTTTGATTTTCATTGTTTACATCTCCTCTAAAATAAAGTTAGTTGCTTCTGTTCCTCGTATTCCAAATCCTGTTGCTTTATATATGTTTCAAGCTCTTCAGCTGTATCAAATGTCTTTTTCACACCTTGCCAACCTGGTACGATATGCCCGTGAAAGTAATAAGTGTCATTTACTACATGGATATGTGCCACTCGCTCGTTATCCTGATACAGATATCTCTTAGAGCAGAAAAATCGGCTTAAGTATTCTTTGCGTGCGTTATCTGTCATGGCCATTACTCCCACAAATCAAATACTCTATCGACATAAAACTTCGCTTTTGCTAAATCCTCATGACCATTCTTTAACGGTGCTCTAGACAAGTATTTGATTGCATTACCTATTGCGAATGCTAATTGTGGTGGGTACTGTGCCGTAACTTGTTCAATAAAATCTATAATTTCAATGTCGCCGTATGTGTAATGCGCAGGTTGCTTAACGTTGTCTTGCGTTTTGTTCATATCTACTTTTCTGTTACTGATTATGCTCATTATGCTTCACTCCATTTCTTGAACATTTGGTTATAAGTGACATCGAACCAGTACGGATCACGTGAATGTTTTTGAGGCGTTCCATCATAAAGCCATGGTCTCAATCTTCTCTTTCTTTCTTCTTCATATTCCGCTCTCACATTTCGTTGGTATAGGTTCAAAATCGCTTTTTTTCTGATTTTTTCTCTCTCTTTTTCTTCATCTTTTATTTGACCCTTCATATATTCAACTTCATCTTTAGATTTTGAGTCTTTTCTTCCACACAATAATTCATCGCCGCGCATTTTATGTTTGTATCTATATCTAAGAAGTTCTGGAGATATATGATATTTTTCTGAAACTTCTCTCAATGTCATTAGTTTTCCTTTGATACGCACTCTTATAACTTTTCTTCTAGCCATCATTCCACCTCTAAATCTAAAACCTTGATATTTATAACGTTATATTTTAATAGTTCACCTGGATTATTAAATAAATAGTCCGCCAAATCCTCTTTTTCTTTATCAATCTGATTGTAATTAACACTTTCGACTTCTGTAGGAATTCTAATGTCAACAGAAGCATTGATATAAGCTTGATGTTGCATGCAATCACACTCCTAATCCTTCATATAAAACGGAGAAGTAAATCCGTCACTATTCAAATTCAATCCTTTTGCCCAATCGACAGGCTTATTCATGATAGTTTCGATTTCCTTAAGTCCATTTGAACCTCTAGGTATTTCTACAATTACTTCATCATGGACATGGCCAACTATTTTAAAACCTGATGCTTCAAGCCTAGCTATAGAAATCGCAAGTAAATCCCTTGCAGTTGCTTGAACAATATTCTCGACTAACTTCCCACCATACGTTTTTAACTTTGACCATTTACGGTTAAGATCTAAGCCCATAAATTCAACAACTTGACTACCCCAACTATTTTCACCAACTGAAGCTTTCGGATAAGCTAAAGCTCTTCCACTAGGCAATTCAATCATTAGAAAACCTTTTTTCATATAAAATCTAAGTCCATGTGTATGGTGCGTCTTTCGAGATTTTACAGTATTAATTGCAGCCTCTTGGCAAGCCTTCCAAAAATTAACTATGTTAGGATTTGCGTTACGCCAACTATCAACTAAACCTTGTAATTCATTTTCTTCAATGCCCATTTCCAATGCACCCATCGCTTTTAAAGCTCCGGCGCCACCTTGATAACCTAAAGCTAATTCGGACACTTTTCCTTTTTGTCTGAGAGGGTCGCCTTTAGTTATGCTTTCTACCGGGACATTAAACATTTGAGAAGCCGACGCTTCATATATCTTTCCGTGTGTGTTGAACACATCTAAACGCCATTGTTCTTTTGCATACCATGCTATGACTCTTGCCTCTATTGCAGAAAAATCACTTACTGCTAGTTCATTACCTTCTTCAGCAGTAAATGTCGTCCTAACTAATTGACTTAATAAGTCTTGAGGATGAACATTGAGTAATAAATCTAAATCGTCAAAACGTTGTTCTTTAATAAGATCTCTTGCTATTTCTAATTCAGTATCTGAAATATAATGCTTTGTTAAATTCTGAAGTTGTACACCTCTACCTGCCCATCTTCCAGTACCGGCACCGTAAAATTGAAACAGACCTCTTACCCGTTCATCACTGCACATCATGTCATGCATTTTGTTGTATTTTTTCACACTGGTTTTAGACATTTGCAATCTAATTTCTAGCATTTTTTTAGCTTTTCCTGTTGCTTCTTTTAAGTACTCCTGAACCGTTTTCTTTTGTAAATTAGGTATATCTAATCCTTGGTCATCCTTTAACCAAGCCAATAATTGTGTAGGACTATTAGGATTTTCTAAACCTGTTATATGTTTAGCTTGATTAAGCAATTCTTCTTTACTCTGCTTATCGAGCACATTAGCTCCTAACATCAATGATTTAGAAAGCTTAATACCTCTGTCGTTTATATGTTGGTCAAAAACCCAATATGCTTGTTCAATTGCAGTTACTGGAAAGTCTTTAATTTTATGAGCAATCGTCATTTCTACTTCTACATCTCGAATACAGTAATCTATAAATTGTTGCCATTTTTCAAGATCATGTTCAGGCAAGTTTCTTGTTCTTCCTCCATTAACTTTTGTTGGTTTACAAGGTATAGAGAAATAACGAATTAAATTTTTACCTGCTTTATCTTTTTGGTTTTGTAGTCTTAAAACTTCTCCAACTTTATCAAGCGAAGCAGGTAAGCCAATACGCATTGAATTAACCATTGTGCAAATCCATTCTTCAGGTGGCATCTGTTTATTAAAATGTTTAGCAAGACAAGTTCTTTCGAAATTAGCATTGAATGCATACTTTTTTACAGCAGGATCAAAAAGAGCAATTTTAAACGTCTCAAAATCAGCGTGGAAAGGCTCATTATCTACTTTAGTCATGTCAATCGCACTAATCGCTCCACCATCTATTGAATAAGCTATAATTAAAATTTCGAAATCTTCAGCTTCTGTGTATTTATAGGCACCACATTTCGAAATATCATTACTGCTATATGTTTCAATATCTATATTCATAAATCTCAAATTCTTGACACCTCAATTTCTTTAAAATTAAAGTGGGGCTAAAACCCCACCTATTGACTTATAAGAAATCCTCATCATCAGTGTCTAATTCATCGAAATCATCTTCTGCTGCACTTGCACCGCCAAGAGGTTCGCCTTTTTCTACAAGTTGAATGTTGTTCAATCCAACTGCGATACCCTTATTACCATTTGTGTTGAAAGGAAATAGATTAATTGAAGCTCTAATATAATCACCACTTACAACAGTTCCAGAATCCGTTAATCTAATTTTGTTTTGGTCAATAATACCAGGTGCTTGTTTGCTTGATGCGTTAATAAAATAAGCGTCTTGATAATTGACATCATCTTCTCTTTCAGTATCTCCATCACGTAATGGAAGTTTCAGATTTGCAGGAACTTTGCCTCCAAACTTACTAACTTTTCCTTCTTCTTTAGCAGCTTCTATAGCTTGTTCAATGGCTTTTATCGTACTTGTATCTGATTTAGGAATGATTAAACTGATTGAATACTTTGATTCTTGCCCTTCTTGCATACTGTGAGGTTCAAAAATATGTGCATATGATGCTCTTACTTTTCCTGTAATCACTTTAGTTTTATTTAATACTTTTGCTTTCATGTTTATATACCGTCCTTTTAAATTTTTATAGTTTGTCAAAATCATCTTCAGCAGATTGCTTTATAGCTGGTCGTTTATCCGACTCGGTAGCAAGTGTTAATTTACCTTGCGGCTTTTCTATAAAACCCTCTGTAATTTTAGAAAATGCTTTTTTACCAATTAATTTTTCTAAATTCGTAATGCTAAGTAACTTGGTTTCTGTAATATCTTCAGGTTTATAACCCGCTTCAACTAACTTTTCAAGCATTGCTTTTGTATCAGTTATCATTCTTCGTGAACGACCTTCTACAAGCTTCCAACCAGGATAGTTTTTATCATTTTCTTTCGCTTGATTTAGTGCATATTGTTCTACTTCATCAGCCCATTTTTTGATATCAGGCAGTTTATATAAAAGTTCTGCAATCTCTTCATCACTTAACAAATGTGGTGGCTTTTGAGGCACATTTTGCATGTATTCTGCACGTGTTCTACATGAATGATTTATCTTACAGAATCTACAATGACTACCTGCTTTAAACTCTCCTCCACCGTTATAAGCAAGTCTGGCTAATGGTTTAACAAAATCGGTTCCCCATTGAAGTAATCTTGATATTGGTAACTCTTCAGTAGAAAAGTTATCTATTCGTGGTTGTATGATAGTCATGCGAACTGTATGAATGTCATACATTAAACTAAGCAGTTCATATGCGCCCAAGCCATATAATCTAAGTTGAGGATTATCTATAGCTGAAACTTCAATGCCTTTACCGTATTTAAGGTCAATAATTTCAAGTACACCACCTGAAAATATAATGACATCACCAGTACCAAAAGATTCAGGGACGTATTTACCTAAATCCAATTTTGTTTCAAATAAAGCTATTACATCGTCATCTCTACTCAAAGCCTCGTTATACTTTTCTTCTACATTAGCTACGTACTCTTCAACATATTCGCGCAACTCTTCACTGTAATATTGATTTCGCTTATAATTTTGAAAAGCTTTATTAAACTCAAACTGTGTTAGGCCTTCATATTTAAGACTGAAATATAACTCACTTAACTCATGAGCGAATGTACCTTCTTCAGCAAAAACTGAACTTTTATCTGCAATACCTTCACTTGCCTTAATACTCGGTGGACAGTTTAGCCATTGTTTTGCTCCACTTGCACTAAGCTTTGCATGAGCTCTATTTGAGTGATCTAGCTTCATGCATTTATTCTCGCATTCATAAAATCAACAATTTTTTCATAATGCTCTTCTTTGATAGTAGATAGCTTATCCGCACCAAGTTCGTTAAGTTTATTTCTAAATTCTTTCTTATCAGAAGTATCTGCTTTTTTAAGGAACTCTTTTCCTACTGATAAAACATAATCTTTAGTTAAATCAGCAGAAGTTTCCTTAACTTCTTCAACTGATTCCAGTTGAGCTGTTTCATCTTTTGGCATTGGTGCTTCTTTAACTTTCTCTTGTACAATTGATGAATCTACAGTTGATAGTTCAGTATTTAGCACACGTAAATTCTTATTTAATAGTTTTAATTCTTCAAAAATACCTTCTAATATTGCCATTGATTAACTCCTCCTTAAAATTGGTTGGCTAAACGAATCATTAACTTGATACGTTCTTCTATTTCTCTAGGGTCATCACTTTGTTCATTTAATCTTGCTAACAATTCAAATTGTTCTTCTAAAATTTCTTTTTTACGTTCGACTACACTTAAATGCAATTGCGATTCAATAACACGCCAGATACCCCAACTTTCCATTTCAATCTTTCCTTTTTTCTTAAGTTTTGAAAGAGTGGATTTTGCATGTGTTTTAGATATCCCAAAAACTTCAACAACATCATCAGAATTGAAATTGTCATATGTTGCAAAATGTGATAGTATTTTTTGTTGTAAGGTCATATTAATAACTCCTTATATAATTATTTAAGACAATTGCTCATCTTGCACTGTTACTTGCTCCAACAAGTAGCAGTTTCTTTATTCTTCATAAAAGTATTCCTTATAAAATATGAATGTTGCGATACTTGCGAATCCCGCAATTGACCATGCTGTAGTGAAGTATAGAAACGGCATAAGCACAATCGCTAAGACTGTGAAGCACAGTACTGCTAATAGGTAGCTTTTATATGTGTCGCTCATTTGATAATCCTCCTAATACCATTTTTTATGCTTTCTGATCAAATACTCTTCTAATTTAGAAATATTAATCAATGTTCCCGTTGCTGAATAATCAATGTATAAATTTTCTACACCTAAATTATCTTCACGGTAATATTTCAACCAGTTGTATACTGTACTTCTACATACTCCAAACAATTGATGGATTTGTGTAGGTGTTGCGTATAACTTTTTCACAAATTTTTCTTCGCCTCGATATGTGTTTTCTGGTGTTGGTGGTATTATGATTTTTGGCATCTCTATCACTCCTTTAGATAAATGTTAAAGTTTGTTATTATTCGCCCTGTATTGAAGTTCTCTATCTAATGCATAGAAAACTTTGTTTATTTCTAAGTAGCTGTAATCACTTTTTTTAATAAGCTCTAATATTTCCGCTCCTAAGTTACGTTCCTTTTCCGTTAAATAGGATGAAGAAGCATCAGCTTTGCTAGAAACTTGTGGGACGCCTATACGCAATCCTTCTGATCTTGTGTTCATTTGTTTATGCTCCTTTCGTGTATAATGTTGTTATCAACCTAAGGAGGTGATAACATGCCCTTGATATCTGATGAATTTGATACACTTACTAAAGACCAACAATATATCTTGTCCGTACTCTACAAAGATTATTTAGAATGTGTAAAGTTAGGTTCGGTTAAATTAACCTGCAATAATTTTGGAAGTGCTAAAGATATACATACAAAGTATTTTCAAAAACTACATTTCGAAGATGTAAAATACGATTTAAATAAACTTAAAAACTCTGGGTTCCTAAACGGCGTGTATGCTAGTAACACTATTTATCATGTAACAATTTCAGACAAGACTGTTGTTTACTTTGAAAATGAGTTTAAAAACAATTTAAAAAGTATCATTGATAGCATTTCTAAAATTGCTTCAATAATTCCTGGTCTCTAGTTGGGTTTATAACTTCCCAATCATTTGCCATGAGGTCATCGGCTGAAGGTTGCCAATATCTGATAAGGTTTGTCCCATCGCTATTTGAAATGATGCATTGTAAAAAACTATCATTTGTTGGTAATATCTTAGTTCGATGACTTTCTTTCCAATCTTTCCGTGTCATAGAGACAAGATTTTTTGTAGCTATCTTAGTTGCTTCTTGAATGTTCATTTGTTATTCCTCCTTTTAAGATGTTTATGATCCTTTCTGCTATACTCCTGTTATGGAGGTGATAGGATGAAACTTAATCACGATTGCGTTAGACTCTTGCTCTTAGAAATAGAATCTAATAAGAAAATAGGTGAACCACTTACTCGACATAATTTCAACGATAATATTATTTTTGATAAATATGATTTTGAAACAGTAATGTACTCACTTTTAAAATTAGAAGAAGCTAAATTTATTTGTTGCGATCTGAAATTCATCGAAGGCAGGGTCGTTTCTTGGATTATTGATGACATCACTTGGTCTGGCCATGAATTTCTCGATAATATTAGAGACAATAAAACTTGGAACGAAGTTAAAAGAGTCGTTAACAAAACATCCAGTATGTCTCTTAATCTTATGGGGAAATTAGCTTTTCAATATCTTTCTCAAAAATTCAATCTAACTTAAATTCATAACCATCAACCAAGGCATATAAGTTATTATTTACGTATGGTATTTCTTCAATGGTGTTGTTGATGAAATGAGATCGGACCATCAGTTCATATCCGTCATTAATTTGAATATCTAATGGTCGCCTATTACCTTCTTCGTCATAGTAGTAATAGATGACTTTTTTGTTTTGAGCTTGCATTTGTCGTTCCTCCTTTAAGTTGTTTTGTTATATAATTTAGTTATCTCCCAGTGGAAGGAGGTGAAATTTATGGATTTAGAGAAAATTGCTCACGATATTACAATCTCGCTATTACCTAGAGCTCTAGATAGACATAAGATTCATAACGAATGGCAAGAAGTCGGTGATGACGTAATTGCATTCGCTAAAGATAGCGTTGCTCGTGACTATTTCAGCATTTACTCTTCTGTGTTATTGGGATTACAAGAAGAAGAAAAAAGCAGAAAAGATTTAGGATTGTAAGGCAATAGCGCACTTGATTACTTGCACTAATTAAGTGCGCTTATTTAATTAGATATTTCTTACCTTCTCTATCCGAGACCACTTTATATTTTTTTAATTTGCTTTCTTTCACTTTTAACCATTGATTTCCATGCCACACGTCAATTAAGTTTTCGTGTTTTTTATTGAATAGCCTTCTTAGTAGTTTCATTTGTAGTTCCACCTTTCGTGTATAATGTTGTTATCAACCTAAGGAGGTGATAAGTATACATAAGAGATTGCTCACTCAATATTTAGATAAAGAAATCGTTACTTCTTTAGATTTACATTTAATTAATGGTGAAGTTATTAAAGTACAAGAACATATAAAAGATGCTGAAAGCAAAACTCTACACATCATTCATCCAAAAGATAGAGTTGTCAGTTTAGATCATGTTTTGTATTTCGACATTAACGATAAAGGTGAAAAGAATAACGATAGTCCTTATCCATCTTAAAATCCATAGTGCTTATAGTTATTTGCTATTTGTTGACAGTTATCACTGGCAAGTCCTACCTTGTCAGCTTGGTAACTGTATTGATTATTTACTTCATTTACTAATCGATTCCATTCGTCTCTTGGTATATCTTCAAGAAGTAAGAGAATCATCTTTAATTTTTCTTCGTTCATTTGTTGTTCCTCCTTTTAAGTTGTTTATGTCCATTTGTTACATTACCTAAAAGTTATAAAAAGTTATACGAAGGTCAAAAAATTTAGACCTTTATCTGGTCTACCTCAATATCATATAACTTTGCTAAAGCGTAAACTGTAACATTACTTAAATTAGTGTCATCCTTTTCCCAATGACCAACTGTCTTTGCATTGACGCCCAATATATCTGCTACTTCTTGCTGTTTCAAGTCCCTTACAAGTCTCCATTTTCTTACGGATAATTGTTCCGGCATGTCGTCCACCTCCCTTTCACACGTATAACTTTATATTACTTTGTATTACTTGTCAACAGATAAAGGTATATTTCTTCATAAAAAGTTATAAAAAGTATTGTAAAGTAATGTCGGTTATGGTAAGTTAATATTACATTAAGTAATATTAAAGGAGACAACTATGGAGAATAATAAAGTCAGAAAAATTTTATCTGAAAACCTTCAAGAACTTATGAATGATAAAAATATTGATCAGAGAGAACTTGCTGAAGCTATTGGAGTTTCTCAACCTACAGTCTCCAATTGGATTCAACAAACTAAATATCCACGAATTAAAAGAATTCAACAACTTGCAGATTACTTCAATGTACCGAAATCAAGAATTACTGAATCAAAAAAAGATATACATCAAGAAACAATTGCTGCTCATTTTGATAAGGAGGGATTAACTGAAGAAGAGATTGAAGAAGTAAATAGATTCATTGAATGGGTTAGAAATAGAGACAAATAAAGGGTGTTTATATTGGGATTATACGAAGAACTTTGCATAAATAACGAAAAAATAAAGATAGAAGAAACTGACCAGCTTCCAAATTTCCAACCTGGATGCTATATGAACGGAAAAATTTATATAAGGCGTAATTTATCAGAAGTACGTAAAGCAGAAGTGTTATATGAGGAACTTGCCCACCACAAGTTGACGTATGGCAACATTTTAGACCAAACAAAATGGATTAATAGAAAATTTGAAAATTATGCACGTAGACATGGTTTTACTTCAGCTGTACCGCTACATGAAATTGTAGAAGCTCACAACTACGGTGTTCGTAATTTGTACGAGTTGTCAGAGTATCTGCAGTTGAGTGAATCATACATACTAGAAGCTATAGAACAATATAAAAAGATATATGGTATTGGAACTCACTATGGCGAGTATTCTATTACGTTTGAGCCGTTGAGAGTTTTTAAATATAAGGAAATATAAACAAAGGAGAGATACATATGAAAAAAGTAATCGGACTGCTACTAGTAAGTACATTAGCTTTAACAGCTTGTGGTGAAAAAGAAAAACCAAAAAAAGAAGAAAATAAAAAGTCACAAACACAAAAACACAAAGATAGCAAACCAAAAACGCAACAAGAAAAAATGAAAAAAGTTGAAGATAAAAATCCACCTAATAATAGCATACAAAATAATTCAAACAATCAAAACCAATCACAAAACAATCAACTTAATAATAATTCAGATCCATCTAATAATACTCCTGCAAATATAAATGAAAACGATTCACAAAATACTAATTTAAATGATGAGTATGTCGTTTCGCCTGGCTGGACTAAAGATGAACAGGCTAAAGCTTTTGAAGAGTACAAAAAAGGAAAAGAAGAGGAAGCAAGAGCTGGTGCTAGCGCAGTACCAGGAGCCAATATTAACTAATAAAACAATATAAGAAAGAAGAGCTAATATGGAAACAAATAAAACAATCGATTTAATGAATTATGTGGAATTTCCAAAAAGATACACAGAGGCAAAAGGCAAATTAGTTGCACAACCAATAACTACTATAAATAGCGCAAGAAGAGTTGAAAATGAAGATATGACTGTTTGCTACATTTTAGATCAGGATGATGATGTAATGGACTTTATCTTTGACAGAGATATAATTACTGTTTACTGTCCTGAAAACGGAACTGCGACTGATGAATATTTTTGTGAAATTATATTTAACTCAGATGACACATTTACCCTAAAGCGATTATCTAATTACGTTACCATTAAAGATAGAAGCTACCCAATGTCAAAAATAAATGACGTAAACATTACGGGCAAAGTCGTCAGATTATTTAGAGATTTTAAATAAACTTGGCTTTAATTACGATTAAAAGTACCTATATAGCGTGACGAGAAAAAGGATTAAAAAAAATCAAAAAACGCCTACTAGTGTAGACGTTGAATGGTGGTGAGAATTTTATGGTAGATAAAAACAAAAAACAAGAAACTACTCGTAGTAACCCATTAAACAAAAGTTTTGAAAAGTCAGGCGCCAGCGAAAAATTAAAAAGCACTTTATCAGAAAAAGCTAAGAAAAAAGATTAGTATTCATTCATTAAATATAAATCCAATTTAATTTGTTGTTTAAGGTCTACAAGCGTATGTTTAATATACAATTCATCGTTTGACGCTAAATCAGATACTTTGAAATCTTGTCGCTCAACTTCTAGTAAATCGAAATCGCTACCAGCTGAATTATAGGTTTTAAGTTCACCCTCTTCAATGATTCTGTTTTCAAAGTCTTTTATAACTATAAATACTGGTTTACCGTTGTTATTAAACAACTTGTCTCTTTTGTCTAATAAGCTTATACAATCCAATTTCATAAACTTTCTGGTTATATTAATTAACCAGATAATAAATTTAACAATTAAAGGATTAAATACAAACACTGTTAAAACAAAAATAAATAGAAACAAAATATTTGCTTTTAGACCTGTAAGCAACTGAATTAAATTCAAATTTTTTAAATCAACATTATTAAAAATTATAAAACTATAAAACCATATCAAACATGTTTCAATAGAAAAAATCAATAATACAGGAGTATTGATAACCTTGTTTTTTTCACTAACTAAACCTATCATTGTTAGATATTTATATGGTATGTAACCTAAAACTCCTGTAAGAAGAAGCGCCCCTAGAAATTGAGTCATCTTATCACCTACTTTTTATTTTATTATAACACATTTAGTACCTAGTACTAAATTACGGGTAGCCCGACTACCCTTATTATTTTTTAATATTTTATAGAACATACGTTCTTGCAGGAGGTATAAACATGTGGATTGAAAAATTTAAAAACAAAAATAACGAAACTAAATACAGATACTACGAGAAGTATAAAGATCCATACACAGATAAATGGAAGCGCGTAAGTGTTGTGTTGAACAAGAATACAAAACAATCTCAAAAAGAAGCAATGTTTCGTTTAGAAGAAAAAATAAAAGAAAAACTGAACAACAAGTCGTCAAGCGAATTAAAAACTTTGACTTTTCACGCGCTATTAGATGAATGGCTTGAATATCATATAAAAACATCAGGTTCAAAGTTGACTACTCTTAATAATATAAAAATAAGAATTAGAAACATTAAACGATACAGCTCTGAGAACTTGCTTTTAAACAAACTAGATACAAAATATATGCAGATATTTATTAATAAATTATCAGATATCTATTCTCAAAATCAAGTAACCCGTCAACTCGGAGATATGAAAGGAGCTATTAAATATGCAGTTAAATTTTACAATTATCCAAATGAATATTTGTTAACTAATGTCAAAATTCCTAAAAGAAGAAAAACAATAGAGGATATCGAAAAAGATGAATCTAAAATGTACAACTATTTAGAAATGAACCAAGTCCTACAGATACGTGATCATATACTAAATGATAATAAGTTACACAAGCGAAATCGCATTTTAATTGCCAGCATCTTAGAAGTACAGGCTTTAACTGGTATGCGCATAGGAGAACTACAAGCACTGCAGGAAAAAGATATAGATTTATTAAACAAAACTATCAATATAACAGGTACAATTCACCGCATTAAATACGAGGAAGGATTCGGATACAAAGACACTACAAAGACTATAAGTTCAAAAAGAAGTATCAGCATCAATTCTAGAACCGTAGAAATTTTTAAAAAGATAATACTGGAAAACAAAATGTTGAAAAGATGGAATTCGAGCTATGTTGACAGAGGGTTCATATTCACAACAAAAAAAGGGAATCCTTTATGTAATAATCAAATCGCCGGTGTGCTTAAGAAAACTACAAAAGCTTTAAATATGAATAAGAAAGTTACCACGCACACATTTAGACATACACACATAACTTTATTAGTAGAAATGAATGTTTCTTTAAAAGCAATTATGAAAAGGGTAGGACATGTAGATGAAAAAACAACCATTCGCATATATACTCATGTAACTGAAAAAATGGATAGAGAACTAACTCAAAAACTCGAAAACATTCCAAGTTAG